AACCAACAGAGAGCGGTTTGAGCCAAGCTGCCAGCGCGGCTGATAATGTAAGCAAACTGGTCGATACTGGTGAAAAAGTATACAAAGGTGCCGAGGGCCTATACGACAAATATAAAAAATCAAAAAAGGATGAATCCGACCAGACGGACAATCAAAGTTCTGATGGTTTGGCCCCAGGGGACGCTCCAGGAGCGCGGCGCGGCGGCGTTGCTGGTCCACATCATTACGCTTTGGGCGGCAGCATGCCTTACGGCAGTGGCGAAGGTTACGTTCCAGAAGAAGATGTTAAAACACCGGCAGAATTGAAAACCGCTCAAGCCGGTCTTGGCGGTGGCGCTCCAGGCGCGCTTGGACAACTGGGCAAAGCCGCTTCGGATGTAAACAGCATTTACAAAGCCGGTAAAACAGCCGCTAAAATTGCCAAGTTCTTTTTGGCAAGCGGCGGCGTTGCGGGGCGGCGGGGGTATGCCACATCCGGCGCGGTAAACCCTTTTGTACCAGATAGCCCTGAAAAGTTGCTTGAAGATTACGAAACTTATAACAAAAAACTCAGCCCTTCGGATTATGACAAGCGCGTATCTGGGACGGAACCTAAAGGCGTTCCGCTGTTGGATAGGATAGGACAAGCAAAAGATTGGTATCTTAATGCCCCCTTTGCAAACCTTGTAGGTCTTGGCGGGGATGAATCGCCCACAGGCGGCGTTGCCCCTACTGTCGCATCTGTAACAGACACTCCCGAAGAACGCGCCCAAAGAGAAGCTGATCTCAAAAGGGAATTAGAGTCCGAGGCCGTGCCTGCTGCTGAGACTGCCCAACGCACTGCTGGGTTAGCTCCTAAGCTTGCCCCCATGCCAACTGTTGACGTAAAGCCTGATGTGCGAGGAACTTATCAAGCTGATATTGCTACTCCTGCCGCTGCCAAGCCTGTTGCCGCTGCTCCTACTGCTGCAGCGCCTGTTGGCGTAACCGAGGCACAAATCGCCGCCAAAGAACAAGAGCAACCCGGATATTTTGAAAACAATAAGAGTTGGCTTATCCCGCTTCTCAAAGGCGTCGGCACAATGGCGGCTTCGCCTAGCCGGTTTCTAAGCGGTGCTGTTCTTCAAGGCGTGGGCGCGGCTGCTGGTGCTTACCCTGAACAACAGTTGAAGCAAGCCCAGATTGATAGCGCCAAGCTTGGTGTTCAAGCACAAGGCATTGCGCTTCAAAATCAAGATATTTTTAAAGACGCCGTTGGCGCTTATTTTGTTCGCATGAAGGGAGGCACCCCTATTCACTATGCAGAGTGGATAAAAGCCGGTATGCCGCCGACCATGCACCAAGAGGCAAACGCGGCATCAGCAGGCCAGCTTGTCGGCGCGGTGGTTGCGCCCACACCAGCACCGACTACTACTCCGACAAAGCCTTCGGCCACTTCGTTGGGGGCCAAAGCCGAGACTGCAATTAAGGACATGACAGACAGAAGTTATATGGGTGCCCCAACTCAGGCAGAAGTCGTATCTGGAAATGAATATAGAGACGGCATCAACATGGACGCCAGAGGCGCGGTCAATTCTATGACTAATGCCCGCCAATCGGCGTTGGCGGTTTCTCAAGCCCCACAAGAAGGGATGCTTGTTCCTGGAGTTTTTGCTCCGTTTAGAAAGTCTGTTGTGTCAAGGCTGAACGACATTCTTCAAACCCTTGGTCATCGCGAAATGATGCTTGATAGAGACGCTGAAGTTAATGCTGATATTATAAACAAATTATCGAGCCAAGGAGCTTTTACCCGCGCTTCAAATGCCCAACAGAACTCTATAGATGGACTTAAAACGGCATTGCAGCAAGTGCCAAGCACATCTCTCCCAAAAGAAGCTTCTGCAAAGCTGGTCGCCCAAATGATGACCGACAATCAAGCCTCTATTGATGAGCAGGCTTATCATCAATTGATGCAAAACCAGCTTGCCGCTAGAGGATTACCGTCATCTGCTTACAATCCCGCACAAACAGCAATGGCGTTTAGGTCCGATCATTCTTCTGACAATTACGCCAAAGAAAAAGATGCGCTATCTCACGCGATCAACGACAACTCTAAAGCAATAAAACAGTTTGTTGAAAAAGGCGCATCTCCAAAAGTCATAAACTCATACTTTGAAAAGCAATACGGCGTTAAAAATATGAGCAGATATTTCACTGGTGCTAACTAATGTTAGAAGAACAACCTGCATCTGAACAACTGTCGCCGGAAGAAGAAGGCCAGTTAAACAATCTTCTCGGCAGTGGGCGTCAGTCCCCCAATACCCTCAGACCTTCTGGCACTGGGGAAGGGAGTGATTTGTCTGATCAAGAACAGTCCCAATTAGATGATTTGATTAATTCTAATAACAAACCAACCATGAAAATAGCGGCTTCAGCAGAAGCCCCGTCCACCCTAGTTACTCGCCTAAGAAGGCCGGTTGCTGGCGCGGGAGAACCTGAGCCTACTTGGGGTGAAACGTTTCAGGGCGCAGGCAAGAATTTACTGCCCAGTTCTGCTCGTCTAATTGGTGAAACTGCAAAGGCACTTACTATAAATTTGCCAGAAACTGCTCAAAGCATAGGGCAAATAATTTCAGGTCTTTCTTCCAAAACTGCTGGAGCTTTTGGGTATCAACAAACCCCAGAAGAGAAGCAAAAGAAAGAAGCTGTGGTCGATGCTTTAGGGCGGCATTACGCCGAAACTTATGGATCAGTTGAAGGTTTCAAGAAAGCACTCGCTAAAGACCCGGCAAGTATACTGGCCGATCTGTCTTTGCCGTTCTCTGGTGGGGCTGGGGCTTTAGCCAAAACAGCTAAAGTAGGAAGTCTTGCTGAAAAAGCTTTGGCGCTTACGGCTAAAGGCGCTCAATACCTTGATCCAACGCAAGCTGCTTTGAGCGTGGCTGGGTCCGTGGCTAAAGTGCCTACCGCTGTTCTTCGTGGTTTAAGTTCAGCAAGAAGTGGCGTTGCATATTCAAGCCTTACTGATGTTTACAATTTGGCTAAACAGGGCAATCAAGTTCAAAAAGAAGCTTTTGATTTAGGTAGAAAAGCAACTGAACCTGTTATTTTTGAAAGAGTTCACAATTCGTTTGATTCAGCAGCGCAGAAAGCCAGCGATGCTTATGTAAATAATATGGGAAACTTAGCCCAGGAACCTGCCAATTGGGGGCGTGTTTTAAGTAAAATTGATCAAGAAATAGAAAAAATACAAAAGCTTAACCCAAAAACAGGAGAAAAATTTGTTGTTTCTGGGAACGAAAACACTCTTAAAGAATTAGAAACAGCAAGAAAAGATGTTGTAAATTATCAAGATGCAGGAGGAAATATTTCCGAAGCTGACGCTTACAAAAGATCACTTTATAACATTGTTTACGGCAGATCGTCTGGGGATAGAGCGGCTAAAGATGCTTTGGGAAGAATTGCTAAAGAGACTCGCGATTCAGTTGAAGCGATTGATAAAAATTATGCAACGATCATGGATCAGTGGCAGGAATGGCTTAATCTCTCAAATGAATTGAAAAGTGCTGGCGCTGCTGGAAGCAAAGCGGGCGATACGGCAGCATTAGAAAAACTTATGAAAGCTTTAAAGAAGCCAGAAAAAAGAAAAAATACCATAGATGTTCTTACTGAACATGATGAAGGTATCCCTTATCTTTTAGCTGGTTATGCTACAAAGCCTATGTTCAGAGGCGCTCCAAATATCATGGACCTCGCATTAGGTGGTATAGGTTATCATCTGCTTACTCATCCCGCCGGGGCGGTGGGTGCTGTTTACGCAATGTCTCCAAGAGCGGGAAGCATGACCCAAACGGCTTTGGGCACATTAGACAAATACGGCTCTGCGGCAACGCGGCCAGCTATTACATACGGCGCTGAACAATTGCGCCCTGGTGAAGAAGGTGAAGCTCCTACAGCTTCTGCCGCTCTTACCTCAGAGCCGCGAAACGCTAGAAACAATAACCCTGGCAACATCAAAGACGGTTCTTTTGCCAAAGATTTACCGGGCTACAAAGGATCAGACGGAACTTTTGCTATTTTTGAAACGCCTGAAGCCGGATCAAATGCTCTCGAAAATCTTTTGGGGAGCTATATAAACCGAGGCTACAACACTGTTTCTAAAATAATAGAAAGATACGCTCCCGTTGGGGCTGAAAACTCTGCTGAATCTTCTTCAAATTACATAAGAACCGTTGCAAAAAAACTTGGTGTCGATCCAAATCAAGAAATCGGTCTAGACACAGTAAAAAACCTCATGCGCGCTATTTCTGGCTTTGAAGGCAAAGAGATCGCAGCCGCAGGAGGTCGCATTGGACGCGCCTCCGGTGGTCGCGCTGTGAACCATGCCGACATGGCTGAGAAGCTGGTGCGGCAGGCGGAGCGGGTAAAGAAGGTCCAGGGCGAAGGCACGGAAGCTTTGCTCGATCACCAGGACGACGCCATTATTTCAGCACTAGAAATCGCCAATAGGCACATCTGATGGCCGATGCATACACGACCAACAAAGCGTTCGTTAAGCCTTCCCAGAGCAGCTATGTCTCGACTTGGGATATCCCGATCAATAACAACTTGAACAATATTGACACATGCCTGGGCGGCGTTACGGAAGTTAACTTAACGGATAAAAGCGACTACACGTTAACGCTTGGGAACATCAGAAACACAACGATCAAGCTGACGGGAGCATTGGTTGGGATTGTCTATGTGCGCCTGGAAGCCGGTTCTGGTGGCCTGTTTACTTTCATAAACGCGACAACCGGTTCGTCTGGAGTGTTGGCTTTAGCATGGACTTCTGGGGCGAACACTTACGTCATTAACCGGAACAACACTCAAATAATGTATGCGGATGGTTCAAACAACACTTGGAACCCTGCTACGCCTCAAACAGGCGACATAACGTATGCCGCGCCGGTAACGGTAGATTTGACATCTATAGGGGCTGGCGGCAATTACTCCATTGCTAATGCTGAAGCTAAGAACCAATTCTTCAACATCACCGGATCGACCAGCGGAACAATCACGATTACTTTCCCTACCGGATATACGCCTGCTGGCTTGTATTTCTTCAGAAACATTGCCGCAAGCTCCGCGAATATTTCTGTTGTTTTGGGTGCTTCCAGCTTGTTGTTAGATGCCGCAAATATAAGTCAGATGCTGGTTTGTACTGGCGCAGCGTGGCGTAAAGCTGCGCCTGTTTACACTTAAGAAGAACGCAAAATGTCAGGCACATACACGTCTAACAAAAACTTAAACAAACCTGAACATGGTGGCGATATTGGCACTTGGGGAACAGGCGCGTTAAACAATAACTCTACGATCATCGACTCCAGCTTAGGGAGCGTCACATCTATTAGTCTCACGGGATTGACCACTTACACGCTTTCGACGGCTGACTACCAAAACGCAACGATCAAATTCACTGGCAACTTAGCAGATCAAATTGTTCCTATTCTCATGCCAATAGGCGTATCTGGTCAGTTCGCGTTTATAGATAGCACGACCGCTTTAGGCGCATCTTCGACCATAAGCCTTGGTTGGACGGCCAGTGGCGTGACGTCTTATGCGCTTACTCCGGGCAAGACGCAGATTGTAAACGCTGATGGCGTTGCGCGGGTTTGGGCAAGATCAGCATCGCCATCTACGGGAGGTGTTACTTCAGCATCGCCATCTACGGGAGGTGTTACGTCGATTCCGTTGTCTAGGTGGGTGAGTGCAACTTTAACTTTGACGCCAAAAGACTTGGAAAACTCGGTTTTCTACATTTATGGAACAACCGCAACAGTTGGAGCATATCCGAGTATTCTATTTCCTAATCCGTCATATGGCCTTTTTACTTTTATAGTAAATTATAGTTATGCACCCGTGACCGCAATCATTGCCGCTAACGTTAGTTCGTCTTCACCTGCACTTCAATTAAATCCTCAAACGGTTCAAATGGCTTATTGCGTTAGCAATGCATGGTCCAAAGCCGCCGCTGCCGTCGCTTTTTAGGAAAGTAATGCCGTGACAGACACAGCAAACAAAGATTTAAACCTTCCTGCGCTTACAGATAATGGTTGGGCAACGTCGCTTAATCAGAACTGGGACATCATTGACAGCGCGCTAGGTGACGTAGCCGTAAAGGCCGTTACCAGTGGTCCTTACACGCTGTCTGCTGCTGAGTATCAATGTGCTGTCATCCAGCTTACGGGGTCAATTGGATCAAACACGGTTACCATAAAACTTCCTGACGGCGTTTCTGGCACGTTTGTCTTTGACAACGGAACAACAGCAACTAGCGGCAAGGTCGTTCTGGATTACGTCACAACCGGGACAACCTACACTTTGGGTCAGGGTGTTGCCCAGATTGTAAGCGGAAACGGAACTAGCCGTGTGTGGGCATCCGTCGCGCAACAAAATCCGGCCCAGATGACCAGCATAACTGTTGGATCAACCGACATTACTTTGACGGAAGCCCAGTATCGCAACTCTGTTTTCTTATTGTCTGGGGTGGTTTCTGGAACGCCTAAAATAGTGTGGCCGACCGGATTCGCGGGCCAAGTTACCATTATGAACAATTGCAGCAGCGTAGCTCCTAGAATTGCAATTGGTAGCGGATCGACTTTAACTTTGACCAACACAACAACACAAATATTTGCCACTTGCGGCACTACATCCAGCGCAGTTCCGACCACCTGGAAAATAGCCGCAGCATCAACTCCATATCCGTAAATGAAAGCCGTCCTAGAGCGCCTGGAGAGTTCTGACCAAGGCACCTTTGGGCGCATAACCTTTGGCAGCACGACGCTGTTTACCGGCGAGCTACCCGAGAAGGGTAATGCCTCGAACGCTTCTTGTATCCCGGCGGGTAAGTATAAATGCGTATGGACTTATTCTAACGCCTTCAAACGCCAGATGTACTTAGTGGACAGCGTACCCAGCCGTGCCGGGATACGCATACACTCGGCAAACTTTATGGGCGACAAGTCATGCGGCTTGAAGTGCCAGCTACACGGGTGTATCGCGCTGGGTGAGAAGCTGGGCGTGATGGATGGGCAGAAGGCAGTCCTTCTGTCTGTGCCCGCCATTAGAAAGCTAGAGACGTTTATGAACCGTCAGCCATTTGAATTGGAGATCGTCGATGCTAGGGATTCTGGGATCAATATTTAGCGGCGGCATAACCGGCCTTCTGGGCGTAGGGGTTCAGCGATTCTTCGACTTCCTGAAAGTGAAGCAGGAAATAGCTATGAGGAAGCTGGACCATGAACATGAAGCCAACATGCGCCGTATCGACGGCGAACTCATGGCTCAGGAGTGGGCTGCACGTACTCAGGTGGCGACCATCGAAGCCACCGCCAAGGAGACTGTAGCGGCGGAGACGTCGTTCGCGGCGTCCTTTGGCATGGAGCCTAAGCAGTATAGCGCCAGGGCCAATATAGGGCCTGTGACGGGCTTCCTACTGGTGCTGCTGGACTTCCTACGCGGCGTAGTGCGCCCTGGCCTCACGGTCTATCTGTGTGCCATTACGACCCTAATCTACGTCGAGGCGCGTACCATTATGGCCGGGGTATCCTTTGCCACCGCTGACGCTATGCGCGTCCATGACCTGATCGTAAACACCATCATGTACCTCACGACGACCTGTGTATTATGGTGGTTTGGCACTCGCAACAGCCAGAAACCACCGGGGAAATAAAATGAACTGGGGCGACATACTTAAAGCGATTATTCCCGTAGTCGTCGCGTCAATCGCGTGGCTGCTGGGCGAAGTAAATGGCATGGGCATACGTATGACCAAAATAGAGGGTCAGATGCCAATGTTGATTACGCCGCAAGGCATCCCGACAGACAGCCCAATCTCGGCTGATGCGCGGCATAAGATGAAGGAAGAAATATTTACGCAGATGAACGACTTAAACGTCCGTCTGCGGTTGATGGAAGAGCGGCAGAAGCAAAAATAGATCAGAACCCTTTGCGCCAACCCCAATTAGCGGTTCCCAAGCGGTGGGATTTTGATCCGCGAGAGGATGTAGTAATTCCTAATTTGTGGGCTTGGTGAGATACAGACGCAATCGTCCTTTTCAGATATTCGGCAACTGAAGCAATTGGTGTGTTGGCGTATACCTTTTTGAGATATTCGCTTTCCGATTTGGTCCATATCCTAAACGGCTTTAAATTATTCAGGACCGGTTCAGCTTTAGTTTCTTGGGGAACTTCTTTCTTTTCAATAACGGGGTATTTTATATGGCCCCTAATTCTATTCATTTTTTACCTACTTTCGTAAAGCTCATCGTCGGTCAATTTGAACTCCTGAACTTTACCAATATGATCAACATTAAGGATGATCAGGCCCCGGTCTTTCCATTCTCTGGTGCGTGACGGGCTTATGCCAGTATAGAACTGCTGCATAATGACAAAGTCTGAAGAGTTTAGGATTTCACACAATTCGATCAATGAATTTGCCGGGTGTTCAGCGATAACCTGCTGAACAAGATTGTTCTTAAACGATGGCAAATTCATCGTAATTGTAAATTTCATATCCGCTCCTCAGTATACAATAAATGTCACTTTGGAGCGGATGATAGCAAACTATTCAGGCGGCGTATATTTCTTAGGCTTGTCGGCACCCATCATGTGAATTAACAGTAAATTCAAGTCTAACTTCAAGTTAGCAACGTGAGGCGGCAAAGGCACTGCATCAGGCCAAGGCCCTACAATGAGGTTGTCAAACCAAGTTTGAATCCGTTCAATTATCTTCATCTTTTTTCTCCACATACAATTTTGCTGAAGGGCCACAAGCGCCGTTAGGATCGCGGCACTCTGATGTGATGGATTGGCTTGCATCTGGATGGGCACAGTAACCTAGCTCGTACTGCGGCCAGACTGCATAAGCACAATCCATACAATAACGAAGGCGCTGATCCATAATGCTCATTTGAACCACCAAGTGCCGTCTACAATCCGGCCAGCGAATGTCAGCACAACGCCGATACACAGCACCAAGCCCATCATGTAGATCGTCCATTGTGCAGCGGTGCTGACAAGACCGGCGCGGTATGCGACGGCTGCGAGCCATTGGGAGAAGGCTGCGAACATCATAGTCACAGCTACGATTAAAGTAACCGCGCAGAAAAGCGCGGCGAGGGCTTCTAGGTCTTTCATGTTTTTGGCTCCTGTGTGGCCTTGGCGCGGATGGGGCAGTTTGCGGCTTCGCAGTCACCCCACTGATATTCGTGTTTCACTTCGCACTCCAGCATACGGCACACCTCCACCGTCCCAGGCGTTCGGGCGTTAGCCTCCGCTGCGATGGCGCGAGCTTTCAGTTCATCAACGGCCATCTGGAAATTCTCAGCCAAACCGCCACTAGATAGTTCAGCCTCAGTATATCCTGCATGTTCAAGCGGCTCCCTGAAACCGAGCATGCCCGCGACATCAAGAACCACGTTCCGCCAACCGGCAGACTCCTCCACTTTTATTACGGGCTGCATATTGCGTTCAGGGCAGCACGATAGATACCCACCGGCCTTTATCTGTTCAATTGTTAGCGTTAATCCGCAACCCGTACACGCAGCCGGTTGGGCGGTGAGGCGGTCTAGCGCCCTCGCCAATACGAGCAAATCGGTCCCCTCAGCTGCGAATTTCAAGTGGTAATCAACGATGTCACGTACATGTTCTGTCAGCGTCGTCATTTCAATTCCTTCCCAATTTTATCAGATGATTGTTATCGGTGTGTAAAATGGCAACCAACGCGGTTAGCTCCATGATCTGTTTGTTTTGAACGCTGATATGTTTCATTAACTTTTTGCGCGTTTCGCACAAAAGACATTTATCTGCTTCGCGGCTGACTTCCATATGCCGTAGAGCTTCTTCACAAGCCGCGATGAAAGCATCGTCATCAATTGCATCCATAATGTAAAAACGGCGGCACCTCCTTAAGCGCCGCCGCCCTCCCCTAGACTGAAAACGATGTTAAACGGTCGGCAATAACTTTATCGAGCTTTGCATGCCATTCAGGGGCGTTGTCTTTAATGGTGGCACGAGCTTCTTCCGTTTCTTCAAGCCACTGGTTCAACGTCTCAAGGCTTGAATCAAACTGGCTTAAGTCTTTGCGAAGCTTCTTCGCGACGGATTCCCAGTCTGTATCTTCTACAACAGTCTCCTTAGCAGCAGGCTCTTTAGCAGCAGGCTCTTTAGCAACAAGCTTTGCTTCCAAGCTGCGGACCTGAGCGGTGCTGGATGGGCGTGGTTCTGGATTGGACGACGCTAACGTGATCACATGGGTCTCAAGTGCTTCTCCGTCAATCTCGTTCTCAATCTGCATGGCACGACGGAAGGCATCACTCTCGCTCGACATGGGCATGTACTTAGAACCGGCGCGCACTGCGGTCTTGCGAACCATCTCGCCTTCGTCAGTAGCCCAGGGTGTGGACTTTATCTTGCCAGCCTTGAATGCCTTGTACCCTTCAGAAGCGCCTTTCGCGCGGTCGATACGCTTTTGATCGACCACTTCAAATCCTTTATTGCCGTCTTTGCTGACCCAGACAACATACCCATGAGTAATGTTGCCGCGATCACCTGACGCAGGCTTGTGAATGAGCTTCTTCTCAAGACCGTACTCAACCTCGAACGTGTCCTTCTCGTATACTTCATGCGCGTAAATGTCAGCGATCTCTCCGGTCTGACGGGCAAGCTTCATCAAGCCACCAGCGCGCGGACGACATTGTGCAACCGATCCATTCGGACCCCATACCGGAAGGATGTCGCACTCTTTCAAGTTCGGGTTCAAAGACAACCCAAGTTCCGCAGCGTCTGACGTCGCGCGCGTTAGTGATATAGGCGTACATTCCATAAGCTTGGGATTGTTGGACACAGCCATAATCATCATGGCCTTGAATTTATCTGGCAACATATTGGCCGGAACCAACTTTGCGATAGTAGGCCAAGCAAGTTCTAATTCACGCTTGAAGTTATCCATTGGCGAAAATGTAGTAACTTTTACATTAGACATTTCTGTTATTCCTTTGCTTTTGTGATTGTGGTCTTCAGATAGCCTTTGCGGACATTGATGATCGTACCGACCATGTCGGGCGTCACTGCTTTGCCGGGGTTATCGGCTATCTTCGTTAGTTGCATTTTGTAATTGCCGCAGGTTGCAACTGCTTTACCGTCGTTGCCGATGCCTGAATCCAACACCATTTTTACCAATTCAGCTTTTGCGGCGTCGGCGCGTTTATCCGCATCCTTAGCTTGTTCGCTCGCCTTCAAATATTCTTCAAACAATGCAAGTGATGTCGGCGATAGATCAATAGTACGCAACGGCTGGTTCTTAGCCAAGTCAAAGATGGCATTGGCATCACGCGAAAAATCGATCTCTGGTTCACGGTTTTCTTGGATGTCATCCCAAAAGCTTTTTATGCTTTTACGGATTTCACCGATGATCACGTCAGAGCGCGGGATTATCATGCGGCGCACTGTGCCACCGATAAACGCGATCAACATACCGCTAGAGCCTCCAACGCATGCGATCTGCTGCTGTACTTGCAGCATGTAGTAATCAGGCATTTGCGTTATCTCATCGCTCTCCCACTTCCAGCCGTCATTCCGTTCCACCCACTTGATCTCGACGGGAACAACCCCTTCCGGCGTTGCCATGGCGTAGTCCAACGATGCACCCATGCCGATGCAGTCGTCGTCGGTGGCGTATGTGTTGACCTTCTCCATCACTAAACCAAATTCCTCTTTGGCGTAGCTGGCAATGGCAGGTTCAAAGTGTCGGCCACGGCGCATAGAACCGTTGTCTTCAAACTTTTCAAGCTTGCCGCTCTTCAACATGAAGAGCTTCCACTTCGTCATCCAGGGGCTGATGCCGAATAGCGCAGCGGTCTCAGAGGCCCCGACGTTACAGGCGCGGATACCGTGCCACTCGTTCGCGTTTTTAAATTCAATAATAGCCATTTCAATTCCTTACGGTGTGATGATCCAAACAAAGTAAGCCATTAGAAAAATACAAAGCAAAGCAAGAGTAGACACGACAACTTCGATACGCGGTTTCATAGTTCTAATATCTCATCGATGGTGAGCTTTATGTACCGAAGATGTCTCTCCAAAGTTTCGATGCGATTGATAGCGCGGCGGAGGAGGCGTTTGTCCTCACCCAAAGCTTTGTCCCGCGCCGTGATCAAATCTATCTTGATGTCTTTGGTGTTTATTAAAGGTAATTCTTTCAAACGCTCCAAATACGTTTTTTTTTCCACGCTTATTCCCCTTTGATGATGGTTAGAAGTCCCGCGCCGAATTGACGCTGGTATTTGATCACGATGCGGCGACCGATGGCGGCATGCACAGCGTTCAAGCTGGGCTGACCGGCGAGGAACACGCCGATGCCGGTATCGATCTTGTTAAAGCCCACGCCGTTGATGTCGCGGGCGCGGTCGAGGTCCATTGACGCCACTTCGCGCAAGGCGGTGTGGATGGCTTCGACCTGAGCCGGGGTCAGCTTGGCACCCTCTGCGGCCAGTTCTGAGCGTTTTGCGGCCCGTGTGGCAGCTTCTTCGCGGCGGGTAGCCTGGAGGGCGTCACGTTCGGCGCGCTCTTCCTGGGCCAGGATAACGTCGGCAGCGACGGCTTCCTTCGCGATGGCGATCTGGGCAGCGTCACGGGCGGCAGAACGGTCACCGGAAGCGACGTTTTTGACATCCAGGGCGGCGTCGGCAACGGCCTGCTTGCTAACCAGGGTCTGAGCGATCTTGGCATCGATGGAGCCGTCCAGAACGATGTGCTGGACCAGGACGCTATTGTGCTGGCCGATCCGGTGGGCACGGTCTTCGGCCTGGGTGACGTCGGCGGGGACATAGCTTAGTTCCGCGAAGACCACCGTGGACGATGCAGTCAACGTATGGCCGACGCCCATGGCCTGGATGCCGCAGACGATCAGGCGGCACTTGTCGTCGGTCTGAAAGCGGCGCACCGAGGCGTCACGCTCATCAGTCGTATAGTTGCCGTGCGCGATCTCTGAGCCGGGGAACGCAGCGCCGATCTGATCGATCACGTCGCGATGATGCGCGAAGCAGATCACCTTTACGTTTTGCTCTTCGACCAGTTCCTTCAGGTGTTCGATAACGTACGGCACCTTCTTAAGCGCGGTCTCATGGCGCACGAGCGCGATCTGGTGGAACGCAACACGTTCTTTCGCGCCAAGCTCTTTCACCGCGTCTTCATAAGCGCGGTCGTCGTCGGCAGCTTTCGCAAGTTCGGCTTTGATCTGAAGGGCAACGAGATCGGCCTCAAAGCTGTCGGTCTGCGCGCGTTCGGCAGCAACGATATCGTTCGCGGTGATCTCAATGATCTGGCGGCGCTTGGCAGGCAGTTCCGTCAGCACCTGCGACTTCAGGCGGCGGACCATCACGGTCGAGCGCAGCTTGTCCTGCAATTCGCTCAAGTTTGACGCGCCATCAAAGTTCCAGCCGAATTTGCTGCGATAGGCGTTGCAGTAGCGTTTCGCAAAAGTCCAGAACGACGGCCACAACGCCGGGTCTAACGCATTAAGCAGCGCAAACAAATCACGCGGGCGGTTGGTCAGCGGAGTGCCGGTCAGGAAAATCTTGCGGCGCGCGACGATGCCGGTTTCGGACTTTCCGCCGATGATCTTCTGGGTGCGGGCGGCGTCACCGTTTTTGCAGTAGTGAGCCTCGTCGAGGATCAGGACATCCCAAGTGCGTTCGCGCAGCAAAGCGCGCGACAGGCAGTTGCGGCTGAAGATGTCGTAGTGCGCGATCACGATCTCTGTGTCGGGCGTAACCTTTGTTTCCGCGATGCCAATCGTGCGCGGGACGACCAACCACTTTTCCAGTTCGCGCTTCCAGTTGTTCCGCAACGACGCGGGGCACAGGATCAGGATGCTCTTGGCAGTCGGGTCGAGGTTGAGCGCGCCGATGGCCTGGATGGTCTTGCCAAGGCCCATGTCGTCACCGATCAAGACGTTGGCGCGGTCATGGGCGAACGCGATGCCCGCTTTCTGGAAGGGCAGGTAGGACAGGCCAGCAGGGGCCGGGATGTCGATGTTGGCGTCGGTGGCGCGGCTGGCGATCTGGGAAGCGGTGTGGACGGCAACCGTTTGTTCGAGCGCGGCGGTGGCGGTGACGTCGGCGTATTCGCGCAGCTTGGCAGCGGCGGTGACGTCGGCAGCAAACCAACGCTTGTTCGCGGCATCCCAGCGAAAGCCAGCAGCCTTGGGCAGGTGGCGGGTTTCAAAGCCGCCGCGCCATACAAACACGTTGTTTTCAAGGGTAAGTGTCATGTGTCTCTCCAGACCATTGTGTGACCGCCAGACCGGCGGCAACGCGGATTATACAGACGTCCCCAAATGAAACAACCCCCGTTTTAAGGGGGGCTGTTCCGGGGATCAGGCTGGGGGGTGACGGGCCTCCCAACCCTTCGTTAACCTTTGTTAAGGCACCAAAATAGTTTCACGTGAAACAAAGCCTACAGATCACTGAGCTTTTCGACCAGCGCGTTGGTAAGCGCCATGTGCTTTTCCAGGTTGCCGGTGTAGTCGGCGATAACGTCCCAACCGTCATTGCCGTAAACAAGATAGACCCATCCGGTGACAGCGTGGACGCGGTCTGATGCGCCCAGGGCCGGTGCGTTGTCGGCGCTGTAAACAAACAGGCGGTCGTCGTCGCACTCGCCAAGTTGCAGCATGATTTCCTTTTTGTTTGTCGTCGGCGCGCAGGGGTCGTCGCGGTTGTCGCCCTGGCACACAGCCAGGACAAATCCGGCGTTAAGCAGGTCGGTAACAAGCTGCGATACGACGCGCCTTTCGACCTTTTGACGGCGCATGACGGAGGGGTGGGTTTCATAGGCGGTGGTTACGATGCTCATGTGAATTGCTCCGGTTTTGGGGTTAGGCGGCGAGGGCCAGGACTTTGCGCGCGGTGACCGATACAGCGGCGCTGGCGAGCTTGCGGTCGGTGTGGGTCTCGATGTAGGCGCTGCCCAGGGTGGCCTTGGTGAGGGCCATGGCGGCGTCGTAATGGGCCTTCAGGTCCGCGTCCGGGGTCGAGGTGATGCGGGCTTCGGCGACGGTCACTTCGGTGTAGGTGCCGACGTGGCTGGACGTGCCGTAGTGCCGGAAAGCGATCTTGAGGGTCTCTTCGCGGGCTTGCAGGGCGGCGATCTGTGAGCGCAGGTCGGTCAGTTCGTCTACCAGGGCGGCGGTCTCGGTGATGATCGTCTTAGCCATTTGAGCGGTTCCTATCCAGGGTTTGCCGGGGGGCCACAGCGGCTCCGGTGCCCCCGATTTTAAGGGGTCTACACCCCACGTCAATAGAAAAGTATTGGGCAATAAATGGCGGTTTAGAGCCGTTTTTGGGCCGGTGCGGTAATTACTTTTGGCTTTTACGCACCGCCATGGTTCAAATTAGAGGGGGGTATCTTGAGCTTAGTGCGTAAATAGGCGGGGCTATTTTGAGTAATTTACGCACCGATCTGGCGAAAACCCGAGGCCAGATCGATGCAGATATCGGAAACCGGTGGGGGGGGTTTCCGAGATATCCCATCGAACAGACCCCCCGAAGGGAAAGAACCGAAACAACTCAAATTACCCCTGCCTATTTTGAGTAATTTACGCACTAAGCCGCATAGCGCACGATTTAGTGTTAAAATACGTGCGGGTAAATGTTGTTATAAAACAATGGGTTGCGCGTTAACCAATGTTAAGAAACAACATGGTGAGTATTGGCTCAATTTTATTGAATAAGCTCCATGGCGTCGGGTTTTCGCCAGAGGGGAAACAACCGAAAGAACCGAAAGAACCGAAACAGGAGGGGAAACAACCGAAACAACTCAAATCCCCTTGGGCTATTTTGAGCTTGCGGGTATTACTGATACCCCCGTATTTTAGGGGCATGGAACACAAGAAATACAAATACAAACGCAAGCGCAGCACCGTGCCGGTCAGCGATGATCTGCCTGAAGCGGATTTGATCGGACGCATCAAGCTTTGGCGCGCAATCTCAGGCCAGTCGGTAGCCGATTTCGGCAGAGGGGCGGGCGGCGACACAAAGCTTTGGTACGAATTGCTTGCGGGCCGTCATTTGCAAGACAGCACCCGCAACCGCGTTTTTGCTTATTTGGCGATGCAAATTAAGGCGTTCAACGCAACAACAAAATTCATCACAAGGGGAAACTTGAATGGCTAATTATCACGAAATCAAAACGGCGCGTCAGGGCAAGGACGGCAAGACGTACTGGACTCGAATCGGAACGATGTGGGCCGGGAAGAACAACAGTTTTC